TGTGAGATTTCACGATTACGACCTGATGCCGCTGAGAAACCAGCAACGATTTGTGCATCTGCTGGCTTAATCATAAATGTGTCTACATCAGAACCATTGTCGTATGCTGTTTGACCAGCTAACAATAGCTTTGCTTCTGTAAGAGCATCTGTTGCATTTGACCCTGCATCTACAGCTGTAGACATTTGGTTAATGATAGAAGTCATCTTACGTGCTGTTGAAGCATTACCAGCAACTGCGGCTTGCTCAACGCCAACCATTGCACGTTCGTAGTCTTTTTTGATTTCTTTAAGTTTCTTAGCTAACTGATAAGCAGTTTCCTTTGCACGACCATAAGTTGCCACGGCATCTGCTGTTGCACTTACTTGGAAGGCTTTAGAAAGTATCTGAGTATTCTGTGTTCTCTCAGTTGCATCTGTCAAAGTTAGCATACTTGCGTCTGCTCCTTCAACTGCCGCATTGACTGCTGAATCTGCTAAAGAATCCTCAAGGAATGAGAAGGTTCTAGCTGATACTTTTTCGTCTTTGAACATTGCTAAACATGGAGTGCTAAACGGACTAATGTTAGCGATGATGTCTGAAACATCTTCTTTCTGACCCACTTGGGTATAGGTTGTATATGTTGCCATAATGTAATTTCCTTATTACAATTTTAGGATTAAGTTTAAGAAGATTTACTCTTCCCAGCGGCTCATTAATGCCTCTGCAATATCATCAAGGTCTTTAGCACCACTGAGCATATCCATTTGCTTCTGTTGATTAGCTTTCTGGATAGACTTTTTAGATGGTGGTGCTTTCTTGGAACTTAAAACCTTAGTCTTACCGCTTTTTGATTTCGTAAGTTTGGCCTTGGCTTTTTTGCTTTTGGCGGACTGTTTTGATTGATCATAGAGTCGTGCTTTGTTTATCAGCATGATGACTTGTGGGTCAGTGTACTGATCTACTTGGTCTTTGGGTAATCCTGATGCAACAGCGTACTCACGTATATTAGTATACAGTTCGTTACCCCAGTCAGGCAGTTGCTCCTGTAGAACCTTTACGCAATCTGCGGCGGCCTCTTTAGTTGCTTGCTGATGGTTTTGCTGTGCTTGGGATACAAGCTGACCACTTTCTTCCTGTAGGAATTTTAGGTCGTCTTCTGCTTGCTTCGCATCTTGGCGTAGTTGAGAGAATGTTTCTGCATCCATCTCGCGTGACGCTACTAACATGTCTATGTCAGCATAAGGTTTATACCTAGCTTCTGCGCGTTCCATTAACTTTTGATATGACATATGCGTTTGTGCCAGTTGTTCTTCTGACTGTTTGCGCTGGTTAGCCAAATCTTGAGACTTTTTGGTTAGAGATGCTTCTTGACCATAGAGTCGTTTCAAATCCTTTACAGATACCTTCTTAGACTCACCATTGACTGAGATGTCTACAACCTGATCGTCTGAAGCGGCTAGAGGTTCGTCGTCATCCTCTTCATCAGTTTCATCTTCATCAGTTTCGTCATCGTCGTCTAGTTCATCTGTTTCGGGGTCATCAAGGTTATCTTCGCCTTCATCGTCCTCTTCATCGTCTAGTTCATCTTCAGTTACCTCTGTCTCTTCTAGGTCTTCGGATGTTGCATCTTCATCGACTTCAGATAAGGTTTCCCCGTCATCCCATCGTCCTAAGATTGCTTCTGCCGCATCATCAATATCTAATGCTTTTGGCTCAGAGTTTACATTTTGCTCGTTGTCATTCATGGAGCAGTCTCCTCTTGGCTGTTGTCGCCGTTCTGCTGTTCAACAATGCTGTCACGCACTTGAACTCGCTGTTTTAAAGTATCAACCACGTCAACTAAGGCTCGATAGTGGTTGTAGGCATGTTCTCTTTTGTCCTTGTCGGAAGGCTCAGTGTTTACAAATGTTTGGAAGGTTCTTTCGACAAGTTCATTGATAACTGAGTTGAAGGCGGAACCATTAAGTATGGCTCCAGCTTCATCACCAGCCATCACAAGTTGCTCTTCTTGTGTAGACATGTAGTTCTCTCTTTTTGGTTAAGGTTGCTTATCCGTTAGGACTTGCGATTGCTCTGACATCATCAGCAGTTCTTGCGATCTCTAGTTCCTCTAAGTTCACGAACTCTTTGTGTTCAAACTCAGTCTCGTTGAGGTCTTGCTTGTCAGATTGTAGGGCAAATGCTTGTTGAGCCTTCATAGTGTCTAGCTCAAGTTTCATTTGCCGCATTTGTGCATCAACTTGCACCTTCATCTCAGCGACAGCAGTTTGTCGTTCTTGAAGTTGCATTTGTTGCTGTGCCATCTGCATCTGCATCTCTGCATTTGGATCAGGTGGCGGTGGAGGTATCGACGCTGGGTCTGTTAGGAAGTCAGCAACATTCTTGATACCTGATTTATCTAATATTGATGCTAACATCTTGAACTTGTTCTCAGGAGAGTACATTTGTCCAAGAGTAGGATCGGCAGATAATAGTTGATGGAACGAAAGGTGCTTTTGCACCAGTTGCTCCTGATCACCATAGCCCAAGTGGAACTCAACTTGTACGTCACGTTTATCAGCCCATTGCGAAGGATTGACAGGGACATAACGTCCAGCTAACTCAACAATCTTCTCCTCAGACTCGTTCTCGACGACTAGTGAATAGACCATAGAGAATAGAGGCTTTAGGAAGTTGTTCGCAAAGTTACGCGCGATGATCTTCTGTCGCTGTTGGCTCATTGTTGCCAATTGCTCGACCATTGCCGCTGAGTTTTGTTTGCTTATAGCGTCTTTATTAAGACCTTGAGATAGGCGAGAGACACCAGAGGTATCTTCTTTATCCTCATCTAACATCTGAATAGTTTGGAATACAAACGGGTTCAAAGATGCTTGAGGCATAGGGGCAATTGCGTCAGGGCGTGATATGTTCACGATACCACCGACACGATTGTCTATTAGTTCTCTTGGGTTCGTTAGGCCACCTTTAACCACAGTATATCGTGGGTTGTTAGTAACCATAGCGTGATCAAGAATGGATCGAGTTAAGACTGTACGTGCATTCTGTATGCCTAGTAGTTTCTCGGCAAAGTTATTACCGTGGAAAGCATGTGGGATAGGCAGTGGTACGAATGCTACGAATGGTCGTCTGTTTACTATTTCTTTCTCTAGTAAAACATTAGATGCCTTAACTACTCTGTGTAATTCAGCGACACCAGTTGCTTCTACATCTAGCATTATGAATGCTTCGACTATTGTTATCTGGCGTGTCTGTCTTTGGTCGCCTTTAGAGTTGAAGCCTCTGTCAGCACCAATGTCGTCATGTCGAGATAGTATCTCTGGATCATTGTCAAAGTCAGTGTCTTCATTGTCACCTATTTTTGCTACAAGGTCTTCATCGTAGCCCATTTCAATAAGTTCAGATATAGACTTCTTAGTGCGGTGTGCACAGAAACTAACGTCATCTAATGACTTTGCTTGTGGTTCAATCAAGAACTCTTCTGGTGCAATAGCTTCTACTTTTACCTGTGATGTGTCACGGGTTACACGTAGTTCACCAGAGAACATACCAAACTCGTCTTCAGTTATCTCTTCGATCTCTACATTTTCTTCAGCTAGTAGTACGTCCAGTTCTTCCTCTGTAAGCCCTTCAACGTACTCCAGTGTGCTTTCGTCTTGCATACACCAGTAAACTTTAGCGATACCAGCACGGGCTATGAGGCCATCGTGAATAACAGTCTGCATAGTTTCAAACAGGTTGTTTTGACGGTGTAGAACATAGTCGGTGTACTCTGTGCAGACTTCAGCTGTTGGGACATCATCAGCGTTCTGTGGTGAGAACCTAAGTGACTTATTGCCTGTACTGAATGTCTCTAACAAAGCCGCCTTCATGCTTTCTACAGCATCGTAAACGTCCTGACTTACATACTTACTGTTTCCATCATGCGCTGGGCGAGGGAGTTTAGCACTGTAGTAATCCATTACCTTACGGCGTTCTTTTGACAACTCACTGTCGTAGTATCCAATGGAGCGTCTTAGGTTAGTATCTACTATGGACACGATTTGATCGTCGTCGAGTTTTTTATAATCTTTATTTGATTTCATGTCTAAACCATCTCAATGTAATAATCGTCAACTGCGTCTATGGGTTCCCAAGCACCTTCATGGATATGATTGGCTAGGGCTAAACTCATTACGCAGTCATCAAAGCATCCTGACTCTGCTTCCATGCCGCCGCTCTGTGTGACGATGTATGTTAGCATTTCCCGAATAGTGACTTTATCGTTTAGTTCGATCTTACCCTCTCGAACTGAGGCTCTGAGTTCATCAATGATCAGAGGTTTTGTCTTGGAAGTTGTAGTGAAACCTAACTTAATAGTCTCTTTGTCAGTTAGCTTATCGACCTGTACTTCTGTGTAGAAATTAGGATAGGCCATGTCTTTTCCAAGCCTAGTACACGTTAGAATACCGTGACTATTGTTCTCTACGATTATGTAGGCAAAGTTAAAGAACTCACCTAGTTTGTAGAGGACATTAGCAAAGTAGTCTGGATGAACTTGGGCACGATAGGTTGCCACCTGTCGTTTCTTGCTGTCGAGGACTTGGGCGACTGACCAGTCACCACCTCTGACACCCATAGCAACGTCTGCTCCTATAGTGTACTTTTCGCCAGCATCTAGTTTACGAAAGAGTGTTAGTTCTCCACGTACATTCTCTAGCCAGTCCTCACCTTCAAGTGCTAGACGGCTTGTTACGTCTTTAGCATCGTGTAGGTTTTCTTGTAATGTCTCTGGGTTAAACACAGGACGCCCAGTGGTTAAGAAGGCTTGATCTGGCTCCGCTGGATATTCTTGGTGGAATAGGTCGATGCCGTTCTGTGCAATCTTGCGTCTGCGGAACATTAGCTGTTCATTGTCTAACTCATATTTCTTAGATAAGTCCTCTTCCTCTGGAGTTATCTCAAAGTTCTCTGGTACAGCCTCACGATACTCTGGGTCTACATACCAAGGGATAAACACAGGGACATAGCCGTTAGAGCCATCCACTGCACCTTTCCATAGATCATAGAATATACCAGAGACACCATTGGCTGTACTCTCTACGAATACGGCTGTGCCTTTCTTGTTAGGTACGGCTTGCGTCATACCATTCCAGTTCTCTAGGGCTGTGGACTTCTGCCAGAAGGCAAGTTCTGAGGCGTGTATGTGCGTAAGTGTTTCACCACGTCCAATACTCTCACCACCAGCTGTAGCAACCACATAAGAACTATCAAGAACGTCAAAGGTCAACTCTCTGCGAGATGAATACTTTGTGTGTGGCTTGAGTAGTTCTGGGCAGTTCTCATGGTAGCGTTTAGTCATGTCAAACAGTGCTCTTGTACTGTCAGAGTGATGTGTGACCACCATTGCTTTACATGCTTTGCGCTGGGAAACATTAAAGTAAAGATAGCCGCCTACATAAGTCGATAGACCCTGCTGTCTAGCCTTCAAGATTATGATGCGAACCTTGCCCTCAGTAGCCATCTGTTTATCTACAGCTTCTTGTAGGATAACTTGAGCTGGCTTTAGTTTGAGGGGCTTGATGTCTCCATCTTTGGTTCTGATCTTGAGTGCTGACTTAGAGTAGAAGTCAAATTCGTCATACAGTTTGCGGCGTACTTGTTTAAGTTTCGTTTCCATCGTCGGTTTGCTCTTCCTCTGTGTCACTTACTAAAAGCGACTCCAAGAAGGCTTCTGCTTTACCAACAGTGACTTCGCTCTTTGATACTGGTTTTGTCTTAGTAAAGTCTAAGACCATTCTTGCGGCTGTTAGTTTGTCTCGGTTCTGCGCTGGTTCACGCATGATCTCGACTGCGGTTTTAAGTGCTTCAACAGCGTACTCGTCATCAATATTGTTTTCTTTAGCCATGATAGCTACAATCCTTTCAGCGTCTTTCTGTGCCTGTTTTCGGATAGGAGTAATGGCTTCTAGTGTGTAGCCATCTGGAGTGCCTACTGGCCTTCCTCCATTCTTACGTTTTTTGGTTGACCACTGCTTGCGTAGTGCTCTTCCTTCCTCGGTTTGCATTAACTTTGTGAAGTAGTTGTTCTCTTTTGGAGTTGCCTTCTTTGGATACTTCAGTTCCTTCTTTGGCGACTTCTTTCTTGGTTCCTTGGGTGCTCCCATTGTGCTCTCCTAGTATGCTTGAGATTATAGAGTGTGTATTTGGACACTGCTTGCAAAACACTATGTCGATAAAGGAATACTTCATCTCCTTTAGTATCTGTGACTTTTGATCTTTGGTTAAAGACGATGCTTTTATAGTCTCTATAGCTTCTAGGTATGGCACTAGGTCATACGCTGTTTTTACTATCATATTGGCTCCTTGAAATAATAAAGCCCCATT